CTTGGCTTGGCTCCTTGTACGGGAGCGTCATTACGTTGTCTTTCATCGTACCGCTAGGTACGTCTACATCACGGAACTCGCCTGGAGCTATCGGGGTGTCGTCGCCTTTGATTCGCAAGCCACGGGTCTTAAAGCCGCCTGGCAAGTTTGCAAGTGAGCCTGCGTCCACCAATTGCCGAATAATGGAAGTGCCAGATTTAGCATAGGCACCGATAAGATGGATAAGACCAAAATGGTAGAAACCAAAACCGGGAATATACCCGTAATGAACGAAGTGTTGACGTTTTGTTTTTGTTTCGTCGTCTGGGTTCCAATTCCTGCGAATTGCGAGTATTGTCTGGCTTCCCTTTTCAACCGTGACAATGTAAGGTAATCCAATTCCTGTTTGCTCTCCGTCTTCTTCATGTTCAAACCCCGGTAAGTCTAAGTTAACATTAATCTCTAGGAGTTTGTATCGGCTGTCTACCGTTGCCCTAAAGCCAAGTTTCTCAGCAATCTTCTTTTCTACTTCGTCAAGGGTATTGTCAGGCTCTCCTAAATCAATATCCCTATAAAAACCAGCAACTTGAAGTTTTCTGAGTTCATTCTCGGTCTTACGCATTACGTGGGTTACACGCTCTGCAGACTCAAGACTAGACGCGCCGTAAGGAACAATCAAGTCCTCGGCAGGTACATACATAGACACTTGGCGTCTAAGCGAAGGGTCGTAGTAAACTTTCTTAAATGCATTACCAGCAAGGCCCAAGCCCCATAACATACGCTCGTGTTCTGGGCGGTACTCTGGCATTTCTTCTGTAAGCTGATAATTCATGTCCTCTTTAACACGTTCAGCAGCAGCTTTTTTATCTGGTGTTTCCTTGCCAATAATCACAGTCTTAACTGGACCGGCAGCTGGAAAGCTAGACATCATTGTTTCTGATTGGAACTTAACTAGGGCTTCGCTAAGCATTGGGTGGTAGATACCACAAGCGCCTTCCCAAGGTTCTGTACGTTCTTCAATCTTTAAGCCTAGTAACTGTAAACCGTCCACATAAGTTTGGATCCAGTCTTTTCTAGAGCCTATGTCATCATCTACATCACCAATCAACTCGCTAGCAATTGAAGACAACTGACTATCACTTAGATACTCCGCAAGGTTATCATCAAACCCTTTTTCTTCTTCAAGCAGGTCTTCTTCTAGATCCTCACCCTCTAATAGAACGTCAATTTCTATGTCCGCTTCTAGTGGCTCTTCTTCAATTAATGAGTCTAGCCCTAAAGGTGCTTGATTAAGTGCTTTTTCAATTGGCATGTTTTGTCCTTAAAATCTTAGTAGTAACCACGATTTTTACTACTTTTGAAATACTGTATGTCTTCTGGCTCGTCACTTGGCAGACGAATAAACCCACCTTGCCTAAATCTCATTAGGGCCAATGTTGTAGAGTCTACCAGATCGTCGTTTACTCCGCTAGGAAAATCGTTACATTCTTCTATAACTTCTTTAGCCCAACGTCTGTCAGGCGCCCAAACGACTCCTGATGCAAAAAGGTCCGATACTGCATTAACCCTAGAGATTTTATCTTGCCCCTTACCCGGCGTGAACTCCCCGACTGGAATACCCATACGCCGCATTTCTTGGTATAGAGCGGCACCGTTTGATTTTTTCTCAACCATAAACGCGTCCGGCTCCCATTCTTTGTACTCCTCCAGAACGAGCTTTTTAAGTTCCGGAAACTCCAAGCGCTGTTTAATCGAGTTGAGAAGAATAATGTTGTAGTTATTAACTTCCTCGTTGTAGAAAACGCCCCACGTCGTAAGTGCATTGTAGTCAGCCCTGTTGTTGGTTTCCTGTGCCGCGTCCAGCGACATAATGATAAATTCGCACTCTGGGGGGTTTTCCTTATCCCAGATCTGCCACCACTCCCGCTTAATTAAAGCGCCTTCTTCTGATACTGGGTTTTGCAAATACTGGGCGTTCCAGTACCGTATGTCTAGTGAAGCCTTCTTATGGAGCAGTTCTTCTATAGTCCAGAACTCAGGCCAGAGGGGTACGCCGCTTTCTAAAATCGCTGGAAATTCAACGACTTCCCAATCTTCTGCATCATCATTCTTGACCATGTGGTTGACGATCTGGCCTGTTAAATCAAGCTTAGACCATCTTGTCATCACCACAATAATTGCACCACCAGGCATAAGACGCTGAATAGGACCAGACTGGAACCACTCCCAAGCAGGTAAAAATACATCTGATCTGCCCTGTTTGGCTTCCTGTTCCGAATGAGGATCGTCAATAATAAACAAATCAGCACCACGACCTGCAAGAGCGCCGCCCACACCAATAGCGAAGTATTCTCCATTAAAATTCGTCCCCCATCTAGATGCAGATTTAGAGTCAGCCTGTAGTTCTATTTGCGGAAATATGTCTCTATAGCTCTCGGAACCCACCAAGTTACGTACACGACGTCCAAAGTTAACAGCCAAATCCGCCGTGTGAGACGACATGATGATTTTTTTCTGAGGATACTTACCCAAGAACCAGGCAGGAGCGAGATAGGATATAAGTTCTGACTTACCATGACGCGGAGCGATGTTAACAATGACTCGTTTTTTCTTACCTGCAGCAATATCTTCAAAAATTTGCGCCAATTTTCTATGGTGTGGGCCAATTTTATACCCCGGGTAGACGTGCTGAATGAAATCAAGGAAGTGTTCTTTGCCATCTGACTCAATCTTTAACTTTTTGTAGTTTTTTAGAAGCTCTAAAGTCTTTCTTTTCTGCGTTTCGCCCATAGTAGGCAACGCTTTTGCTAATAATTCGATGTGTTCGGGCGTTAATTGCAGTTCTTGGGTCATTTTTTAATAGTTTTTACGTCTTTTGGGTCAATATCTACTACTTTTCCCCTAATTCCCTGCAAAATACCCAGTAATTCCTTCTCAACTTCCTCAATTGGCTGCACTTTTACAGTAACTTCAGTGCGTTTCTTGAATGCATCGACCCCATCTACCTCGCCCAGCTTAGTTAAAGCGGTTAATCTAGCCTTAGCATCCTTTGCGTGCTCAATCTCATACACCAATTTAGTTACTACGTAGTTTTTATAGTCAGCTAGATCATTTACTAGGCTGTAATTCATCTGCGCAACCATGCCAGCGAGGTATGCAAGGGTTTCATTTGGGTAGGCGGCGTAGTCTGGACGCATCGTAGGGTCGTCCATCATCTGTTTGGCAAGCGTAACTGCTTGTTCTTGTTGCTCTTTTGTTGGTTCTAGGGGTGTGCCGTTCAAATCTGCGACGAGTTTGATGGTTCTAACCCGCATATCCAGCTCTTCCTTGGGGGTAAGGTCTGGCATAGCCTCTACTGCCGTTTTAGGCAATGGCTCATTTTCCTCTATATAAGGAACTATTGTGACGTTTGTAGTCATTAGGATACAGCCGCTTGTAAGCTATACATGTAACGAAGTGTACCACAAATTTTTTGGTGTGGGGGTTGCTCGGTATGCGAAGCCGTGTGAAAAATGCTTCCCCCACGTTTTTATTTTACTTAGTTTTTACCATATTAAAGAAGTCTTTAACTGACGAAATTGTGAAGCTAGTCCAGAACCGCTGGATCTTATGCATTTGAGCTTCAAATTCTTGGAACTGCTTATCAAAATCAAACATGGTGTTTCCTTTTAAAGTTATGTTGCAATGCAGCAAAGTATACCAGAATTTTTTATATATTTTTAAACGAGGTGGGCCCAAAAAAGGGACCGGGGGGTGTTTCTGTGGAATAAGATTTGTTTTAGGGACAAAAAGGTCTAGGGGGGTGGGTAGAGATAATAAGGCACCGTATGCCTTTGAAACATAAGAATAATAATATGTCAAGATAGGGTAAACCCTTATGGGGCGGAGTTTGGATTTTTTGTGCATCGTATGAGCAAATGTTGGGGTATGGGGGACGAGATGGAACCAGATGAAATTTTGGGGGGTGGGGGTCGCGCCCAATAGGGGCTAGAAACTTGACATACCGCGCCCGTTGTAAGAAACTTTAGTCATGGCAGTAAGTCCTGCCGTTAACAAGGGAGTAGATTATGAATGCAATAGAAGCCATCAAAGGTAAATTAACTTTATCAATGGTAGTGACAGTTCCACAACTTAATCATCGCATTAGAACTAAAACAGTAATGCTAGCACGCTATCACTATGTTGGCTTAGAAGAGGCTAAGGAACTGAAAGCTAGGTTCTTAAAGTCTAACGACGAATTGATGCCTGACTTTATCACAGCCAAGTGGGAGTTTGTAGAGTATATCTAAGTAGGTAGTATGCGTAGGGGATGCGCTTCATCCCCATTTTAATAGGGAGTTATTATGAAATTAGTATATGAAGTAAACAATGAGCCAGTGCAGACTGGTGATGTAGTTCACGTTCGTAACGAGCCGTTCACAGTGTGGATGATCACTGAGCCACACAAGCCTAGTAGTACAGGTCGGGTTACGCTAAGAGGGTTTGATGATCAGGGATACATCAGAGAATTCTTTCCTAATGTAATTGGTGCGAAGTGGATTAACCGCACTGACCAAGGTAGTTACAGTGAACGTGTAGATGCAGACGGTAAGACGTACATAGTGTACGAGTAACACTCAGCCCTGCCAGCCTCGCGCTGGTGGGGTTTGATACCAGTTATTTTTCGTCGGGCGTGTTCAGCGTGCGAGTTCGGTGCGAGGCTAAATAGCGTTTCATCGGGGTGTGAAACTTGACAATAAGCGTGGCTAGTAAGAAACTTAATACATCGGTTCAAGGATCAATTCTGATCTACCGATTTTTGTGAGGTGTTATATGTCTAATAAGACTAAGCTTAACAATGCCCTTGAGCAAGGCGGTGTAGTATCTGATGAAGCTAATCCATCAGCTAATGGTTTAAACCTTGATGGTTTGCAAACTGATGTCTATAAGTTTGCGGGGCTTGTTGGTGAGCAAAAAGGTTTAGCCCGTTCCATTTTGGAAAAAGTACCAAATTGGCTTGATGGTAATATCGATAAGAGCGTGGTTGAGCGTATCGATAGAGCGTTATTGCTACGCCATAAAGAAATTGCTTATGGTGAATATGGCTACATTGAATTGAATGGTGCTAAACAATTCTTATGTTTCCATAAGGTAAGCAATGGCGCTGTCATTACCGATGAGCCTAAGCTAAAGGATAAATGCGCTAATGTAATGCGTATCGATGCCGATTATTGCTTAAGCTATACGGGGCAACAATTTGGTGCGCTCAAAAAAGAAGATGCCGATAAGCATAAGGTGTTTTCTGAATGGCGTACTACGGGTAGTAAGTACATCAGTAATGTAAAGGGTAAGATTACTACTCAAATTAAAGAGTTAGTTAAGCCCGATAACATTACACGCAATAGCGTAGCGGATTTTACTGATTGGCTTACTGATAGTTTTAAAGATGCTAAAAAGCGTTGCAAAACTAGCAAGGATTCTAGAGGTGATACCACCGCTAATCCTGATAAGTTTGATGGTGCGGTCAAGGCGTTTTGGGATAAGTACAACGCCAAGTAATTAGTCTTACATTGTTTCATTTAGCCACCCTACGGGGTGGCTTTTTTTTGCCCTCATTTTTGGTCTGCCCAAGAGACC